GGTTAAATCCCATCACACGATAATCCTTACCGTCTGGCGCATCCTTTAGTCGTCCATAATTACGAGCAACATCAAGCCAGATAAAACCTGGTTCTCCGTTTTCAGTAATTAAGTCTACATAGTCTTCGTACTTTGTTCCTACTTCTGCTGAAATAGAATTATTAGACATCCAAGCCCAACCTGGATTTTCTGGATCAAATGAGTTACGTTCTGGGAACATCTCTGAGTTCTTTAGGTTCATAAATGTTTCATCCCCTGCATTACCCAAAGCAAGTGTTGCTGATCGTCTTACGTTGCCTGATACCACGCAGGTACCAATAAGGTTTACAAGATCTACGATGGCACGAGAGTCTAGTGTTTCTCCGCCTCTAGAGCCGATTACACGGTCTATCTGGTCGTGCAACTTGATAAGAGGTGCAGGTCCTGATGCAACGCCTCCAAAGCCCTTGATAGGTGCTCCAAGAGGTCTGATCAAATCGTAGTTAAACTTCTGAATGCTCTGGTTTGCTCTAAGGTATGAATTGATAAGAAGTCTGACTGACTCTACCCAGCCTTCACGAGTGTCTGGAATTTCGAACACCTGTTCTGGTTCTGTTGGGGTATAGATTGAGAAATTCTTATCCTGTCCCACTGTGTCAAACCCTACACCAATGCCAAGCATCAGTGCATCCATCACCCAAGCAAATAGTGCTCCTGGATCATTCTTGTCAAGGTCCTTTGTGGAGACCATGGCACAGTTCTGTAGTGCTGCTGAGTTCTTCTTCTCCATAGTCATAGGAGTTCCAAATGCCCACATACCTCGTCCTGGTGGTGTCCACTTCAATTCAAACATTCTTTGGAATGCTTCTTGTGCTGACTTCTGAGCCTTGTAGTCATTCCATGGCAAACGGTTTTCTTTAGCATGATTCTTCTGAACTGAATACATGCCCTCGATTACACGACGACAAACTTCATGCCAACGCTCCTTAGTTCCATCTTCCTTCATTCGAGAATATGTACGAATAAAAGTAATTTCTCCAAGTGAGTTTTCTGCTGCATCTTTAAAACCAAACGGGCTCTCTTGTGCTTTATACTTTTCTACAAAGTCCTCTGGAAGTTTAAAACTAAAAAAATCTGACATAATGTGTATCGTCCTTTCAAAAACGGAATAGTGTTAAGTATAGCAGAGTTTTGAAAAAAGTAAAACTCTACCTAAATATGTTGTTTAGGGTTATTGTTTAATGAATCCAGTGTTGTGGAATCATTATCTTTTCACCACTTTTAACTAAGTGAGCAGTGTGATGATATGGGGGTGATGGAGGAAATACAATAACACTTCCTGCTTTTGGCTTTACTGCAAAAGTATAAGTTACTCCTTTTATAGCATCATCAAAATCTGCTGGTGGTCTTGAATCTTTTAGAATTCCTCCTGGAGAAGCAATTGTAAATGATATCTCTCCTCCTTCATAGTCATCGTTTAGGTACATAACAAAAGAAACCTTAAGTCTTTCGTCTCCTTCTTGTTGATCAAAATGTGCTCCCATATGAGTCCCAGGCATATACTTTTTAATAGGATAAACTGGAAATAACTTTGGCTCTTGCTCTATGCCTTGAGCCTTTGCATAATCTCTTGCCACATCGTCAAATGCTTTTTGTAGTGTTGAATATATGTAGTTATTGCTTTCATCAGAACTATCATTTAATTTAATGCTTTTGTCTGTTCCATACACATAGGCTTCACCGCTACATGCCATCCATTCACCCCAAGGATCCTTATTGTCATTCTCGATTGCGTCAACAAGTTTCTTTGGATCTTCAATTACGTCTGTGTAATAGTAAACCTTTTCTTCAAGTATTTCTCTTTTCATTTTTCAATCTCCTTAGTATTTATTTTTTTCGTACCAGCCTTTAACCTTGATAAACCCAACAGTTACATATCTTATTGGGCTATCTTTTCCTACAGGTCTTACTCCGTGCTCGTATTCTTCTGTCCCTGGAAAAATAAGCAAAGTCTTTGGTGCTGGTCTTAAATCAGAACCTGGCTTATTTTCAAAAAACAAAGTTCCATCTTTGTAGTCATCGTTAATATACAAAATAGCAGCATATCGTATAGAAGGGTCAGTATGCTGATCTGTATGAGACTTCAACTCTACCCCATCTTGCATTCTTTGCAATGTTCCAAATCCAGCAAGTTCTAGTGATGGATCTGATAATTGTATAAGGTTTCCAAGTCTTCTTTGTAAAGTAACTGTAATTGGTTCATGGACAACATTTAAATTTTTATCTTGCCAGCCTTGTGTAATTTCAAACTTTCCCTCAGCAACAAGGTTATCTACGTCATCTCTCCCAAACTTTTCCATACAAAATCTAGCAAGATTTTTTGTATACTCTATGCCCCAGTCTGCCTCTGTAGCATTATTAATTATTTCCCAAATTGTATCTAACTCTTCATCTGATATAAAGTTTTTGATAGCCAAGATATCGTCATGAAGTACCTCTATTTCATAGTTAGCATCAGTAAATTCTTTTTCTAAAAAAATTGCCATGTTAGTTATCCCCTACCTTATACTTATTATTATTTATGTCTAACTTATATCCTTCTTTAAGCAACTCTTGCCATTCTGCTCTTTCAATTTCTTGCTTGGCTCTAGTTTCTCGCATTTCTTCTGCCCAAGCATCTCTTAACTCTTGTGGGTAGTCAGACTCTTCTCTATCGTCCCAAAAAGATCCAATAGTGTATCTTACTCCACTTTCTATTAATGATACTTCGTGCATATTATTAAATCCCCCGTCAAATACGGCAAGCATTCCAACCTGTGGCTTAATCTCTATGTTTTGATCTGGAAACCTTAATAATCCACCCTCAAAGTTGTCATTTAAGTATAAGAATCCTGCATATCTGCTTCTTGTAAACGCACCAGAGTTTCCCTCGTGATCAGTATTATCGGAATGAATTCTTGCATATGCTCCTGGCTCCCACTTCTGAGTATGGTATCCAATCTTAGAAATGGTTTTTGGGTCAAGATCGTGCACTGATGCTATTGCTTCTGGCATCATTTTTTCAATATCTGAAAAGATCGTTGGAGATAACCCAGCATCTAAAATTTCCTGATCATTGTCTTGTGGTAATACAGAAGAGTACGATTCGTAAAAAGAAATTGGCATCCATGAAATTTTACCACTATCTGCTTGTGCATCAAGTGCCATAATCATTTTTTTACAATCATCTTTTTCAATAAAGTTTTCATAAACAACAATATCTTTTGTGATTCTTTTTTTATTGTTTAGGTTCATTTTATTCTCTTTTCTTTTTCTGTACTTATCTTTGGAGTAATATTTTCCCAAAACTTTTTCACAATGTCTGTGTGCATTTCTTTCCAAAGTGTCTTTCCAAATTCATTTTCCTTTTCGTACCATTCATCGGATCCATCCTCGTACTTCATCCAGTACATTCTAGAAATGTACTTGTTTTGTTTTCTTGGAATCATTACCCCATGTAGGTATACCTTTCCGTTCTTAGTCAAAATTTCTGGATGGCCTGCTGGAAAAACTAAAACGTCTCCAGCCTCTGGCTTATACATGTATGCCTCTCCATCAACAACAAAATCAATTTCTCCGCCTTCATAATCATCGTTAAAGTATGTTAAGGCGGTTATTGCAAACTTTTCTCCAGGAGTCTTTATAGGCTCTCTTACATAGTCTGAGTGATAGACTAAGCCAATAGAACTTTCTATATCTGTTCTATATCTTGCTATTGATGGTCCATGAGTTGTCCACAGTTTATGACTTACTCCGTCACGATCTTTTACAAATGCTGTTTCATCAAACTCTACATTATTTTTATTTATATAGTCTTTTGTTGCCAGATGAAAGTTATTAAAAAGTTCTAAAATTGCAGACTTTTGATCTTTTTGTTTTTCAGTATTTGCTTCTATTTCTTTTTCCATGTACTCCATTGTCATGGTGTGTGGGTGATCCTTAAATAAAGGATTAAGATAGTGTCCAACCTGAGCCCACTTTGTCCATGGGCTAAACAAACCTTCTTCATCCTCTTCTTTTAAAAGAGACGTTGTTTTAGATATATCCTTAAAAAGGTTTTTATATACAAAGATTTTAGGATATATTTCAATATGTTTTATCTCTGTCATGGCTTTCTGTCTCCTGTGTGCTCTGTAATTTCCCAAAAGAATGGGCATGTGTATCTTATTCCACTCTTGATTTCTGTTACGCCATGAACATAATTCATATCCCCTGGGAAAAAATACGCTGCTCCTTTTTTAGGTTTAAACTTAACATCTTGCAAAGGGAAGTATAGTTCTCCACCCTCATAGTCCTCATTTAAATAGAAAAGGCTTGAAAGATCATAGTTTGGAAAATCGTTTGGAAGTCCAGCATCTGGACCCTCATGCAGTTCTTTGTCTGCGTGAGGATTTTGTAATTGTCCTGGCAACCATCTAACAATCGTTGGTCCAGTAGGTATAACTTTTACTTTATAAAATTCTTCAACAATTGGCTTTAATCTTTCAAATAAGCCAGAAACAACTGGGGCTATTGCTGGATTATTTTTATTTAAACTAGGATATGTTGCAACTCTGTCTTTCCAATAATTTGAGTCGTAGACAATTGTTCCATTCTCATTAACATGGCTTTCTGTTACATCCCAAATAGTTAAAGACTTTGCAGCCTTTTCTAAAAATTCAATCTCTTCTTGAGTCATAAAATTTTCTAACTCAACAATCATATCTTTACTATTGCCAAACCAACCTGAAGGTGTCATTGATGGCTTTCTAATTACAACAGATGCTTCTGATTTATCCATAATTTGATTATATCATAGGGTTTATAGACCTATAACTCCTTGTCTATTTCTAATTGTTTTAGGAATCTATCTGCACTAAATCTCCAGTTGTCTTTTGCAAATGAGGTTACAATTTTAATACACATTTCTTCATAGTCTTCTTTGCTCAGTTTGTCCTTTACTGAGTGCAATGCCTCAACTGTATCTATATAATTTTGTCTAACAAAAGATGGATCTCCAGCATGATTTCTTTTCAAAACTTTTGTAAGAGTGTTTCCAGAAGGTTGGTAAAGAGAAACGGTAAGATAGTCTTTTGCAAAACCAGCATCCTGATACATCTCATAACCTTCTAATGCTTGCTCTAAATTATCAAAAGAAATTATTGATCTTACTGGAGACTCTCCGTCTCTTGATACAGTTATCATGTAGTGATTGACTTTTCCTTCTTTTGAATTATTAATATATTCATTGACCATGACATCATGTACTGTGTTTAACTCGTTCACTATGCACCACTATTGTCTTTTACATAGAGTTTTAAAGTTTTTGTTTCGTGATTGCCTCTAACTTCTCCATTTTCATTGACGGCATCCCTGTACCAGTCTGTCCATTGTCCAGAAGAGTTTAAAACTTGCGCTGCCTCTCCATATGAAATATTTGATTGCGTTCTTAGCCCATATTCATCTTTGTAATTAAAAATTTCTATAGAACTATTATTTAAGTTGGTTAAAGATATTGGAATTATAGTTGCTAAAACAGTTCCAGCCTTTATAGTTATTTGTTCGTTTGCTTTCCTTGCTTTAATTGCTAAAGGAAGAGGGTTGTCGTAGAAAGATGTACTGATTAAATTAGACATTGTTTCAAAATCTTCACTAAAATAATTTACTGGATTAATTGTAAGGATGCTGACATCTTGATTGGTTCTAAAGATTAGGCCAGTATTTAGACTAACAGAAGATTGTCCTCTACCGCTATAAGATCCTTCTGGAGCAGAAATAATTTTAATATGATCTTGAGTTTGATCATTTATGCCATCCCAAGTAAAAACAATATCTTCTAAACAAGAAAGACTCCATCCAACTACGTTTGCCTGTGTTACTGGAAAACATCTGTAAGCATGATTATCCGACGTGGAATCCATCCACTCTCTCTTAATCGTCATTGGAGCAATTACAAAACTATTGCCTTGCATTTTTTCAACTGAAATATCTATCACTATTCTTTGTCCCACTTTGGATCGTACATGTCTGGTGTGTGATATTTTTTACTATAATCAAGCATAGTTACAATAGAGTACTTTGTTCCAGAGTGCACTGGCATTGCTTGATGAGGATACATGAAGTTAGATGGGAAGATATAAAGATCTCCAGCCTTTGGCTTAATGTTTAAATCTTGTAATCTAAAATACAGTTCTCCACCTTCATAATCATCGTTAACATAGGCGACGAGAGATACTGTGCAGTTGTAAGAGTATCCATGATCATGATGTTCCTTAAAGTGCTGTCCTGGTCCATATTTAATAAAGTTAAATGCTTCCCAATACTTTAGTGGCATAATATTGTAATCTCTCCTGTAATCTTCTACAGCAGCAGCCTGTACATCATATAAATCTTGCCATAGAGATTGAAGTTTTAGAGACTCTTCGCTTTTGTCTAACTCTATGTCTGTTTTCTTAAACTTAAAGTCAACGCAGTCTCTGTACTCTGGCATAAGTTGTTGATAGCCAACATATGCTGGCATCCAGTGGTATCTTTTTCCTTCTGCAGATAATTCTCCATATCCAGCAACAGATCCAAGAGCATTCTCTAATCTATTTATTACGTCAAACTCTTTTTTAATAACATTTCTATAGCACACAATTCCGTGTCCAAGAACTTCTTTTTCTGTCCAACTTTGCATTATGTATTCCTATCTGTACTCTCGTCTTGACCAAACTTTGTTTTTATATATCCCGCCATCTGGCTGGCGATAAAACTGCATGTTCTTAACCATTTTATCATAAATTTTAGACTGATCTAAAATGTCTACTTCATGTTCCCAGTTTTCTCTTTTAAATGGAAGTACCTGAAGGTATGGTGTTCCTGCTGGAAGTGTTCCTTCCCATCCATCTGCAACAAAAAATGGGAAACTACCAAGAAGATGAACCTTGTCTGAATCAACTACTCCCGTAGTATTTAAAAATGGAAGGTCGAACCTGTTCATCGGTGTCATAAATAATGCGCTGTAACCTTCTGGAAGTTCTAGCCCCCAGTCTGAACTCCATGCAAAGTGATGTGTGTAATAACCTTTGGGATGCTCAAACTGTGGCATTGGTGGTCTTTGTGTACAAAAGTCTTTGTATTTGGGATCATCGATTTTGACATTAATTATTCCATGAGAATTTTTGGTAAATGTTAAATCGCAGGGAGTTTTAAATACGTATCCAGTTGAAAATGCATCCATGATTGCTGGACATGCTTTCCATGTTGGTATCTTTCCATAGTCATCTGTGGTTCCTTCTTTTGGAAATGGACAAACTTCTTTTGGAGCCTTGTAATATTCTCCATTTGGCATTTTTGCAAATCTGTCTGCATCTTTATACCATTCTGGAATTTCTTTTTGTGTTGGAACTGGAACAGAAATACTTTCCTTGTTTAGCCATGGCCTAAATGATCTAAATATTGCAACTAAAGACACTACTTGTGTCCTAGTTCATTAATATCTGTCATTACTACAACACAATACTTTGTTCCTTCTTTCATTGGTAATGATGCGTGTTCATAAATATAGTTAGACGGACAAAGAATAATATCTCCTACCTTTGGAGCATGAGTGTAGTTATCCATTCTTGGAAACCTAATTTCTCCACCCTCATAGTCATCATTGATATAAACAACAGCAGATACTGTGCAGTTATACATTGGGCCATGATCTGCGTGAATATTAAAGTGTGTTCCTTCTCCTTCGTATTTAACAAAGTTGAATGCTTCATAATACACTACATTGATTCCCCAGTACCTGGCATAATCGTCAACGCAGAACTTTAACTTTTGATAAATCTCTTCGTGAAGGTCAATAAGTTCAGCATTGTGTTCGTCTCTTGGACCTAAATTTTCTTGCTTAAATTTAAAGTCTACAGCGTCTCTGGCTTTCTTAATTGGAACATCAGAGTTGGTTACCTTTGCTTCTGACCATTTATACTTTCCATTACCGCCTAAGTTTGACTCAAGAATATTTATATATCTTTCAGAGTCTTCTTTTGAAAACACATTTCTATATAAATTAATTCCTAGTGCTGGATTTTCAACCAAAATGTCATTTCCGATAGTCTTTGATGGGTATCTATTTATTGCTGTTTCTGATCTATCTTTTGTAAACCAGTGATTTGCGTTTTCGTCATACATCTTAAGTATAGCCTTTCTGTTTTGTTTATAATTTAATAATTAAACTTAAATAAATCTTGAGCCATCCCAGTTATGGGTTTCTCCAACAGTTACAGCCTGATCTTCAGGGACCTTAACAAGTGTTACTTCGCTTGCTAATGCTGCTTCAAACATCTGGACTTTTGGAGATGTTAAGCCAACACCATATCTAGCAACCAAAACATTATCACACAAGAACGCATATAAATTAAAAGAATCTAACTGCTCTTGTGTTGCCTCGGATGCTCTACTTGGCTTTCCTCCAGAAAAAGAAGTACCGTTCCAACTAGAACCATAGGTTGCTGTTAATTTATGTTCAGAGGCATCCATACCAACTACTGGTTTTCCTGAAGCAAGTGCCTCATCGATTCCAACTATTACCTGCGGATCCTCATGATTGAGAAGTGCAATAACGTCATAAGAATCGTTATCATTTTTAACTAGAACTGCGTACATATTAATCTCCTTTTTATGTTTTTAGTATACCACATAATGAGTAGTGAGTGCATACCTTCATATGCACCCACCAACATTAACAGCAACAATTGGAACTGCAAGGGCACTGCCAGCAATATGTTGCTTGGCAACTACATCCGCCTCCGCCAGGTGGTGGTGGTGGTGGTGGGAAGTATGGTGGGAAGAACGGGAAGAACGGGAAGTAAGGGAAGAACGGTGGGAAGAACGGGAAGAATGGGAAGAATGGGAAGAACGGTGGGAAGAACGGGAAGAATGGGAAGAACGGGAAGAACGGTGGGAAGAACGGGAAGAATGGGAAGAACGGGAAGAATGGTGGGAAGAACGGGAAGAATGGGAAGTAAGGGAAGAATGGGAAAAATGGCGGGAAGAATGGAGGGGTTGTAACACTATTAGATGGATTAGAATATTCTCCTGCTAAGTTAGCGTTTTCTGCCCGTACCTGATAAGTCTGTGCAGTTGTTGCTTCTTGTGCTACTGCAGCAGACAAAGACGCTGTTGTTCCAGTTTTGCTGTCAGATGATGTCCATCTGTAAGTAGTGATTGGTTTTCCACCATTTGCTGGGGCTGACCAAGTAATTGTATCGTTTTGTGACCCTGCTGTAACTGATGCAGTTACTGTTCCAACCTTGTTTGGCACTGATGTAACAGTAAGCGCAGAAGAAGATGTTGATGCTGCAGATGTTCCAGAAGAGTTTGATGCGGTCACAGTAAATGTATAAGATGCTGCTGACTTAAGTCCACCTACAACAATTGGAGATGATGCTCCAGCCTGAGTTACAGTAGTTCCAGTTGAACCGTCTCCTCCTGCACCAGTTGCAACAAATGTTGCAGACACTGTGTAAGAGGTTGCTGGTGGAGAACCTTCTGGCAATGTAAAAGTAACTGATGCTGCAGCGCTATTAAACGCTCTATTTGTACCAACATCTGAAGCCGATACGTTAATTGGTGGCTTTGGCTCCAAGAAGTCATTTGCTGCTTGGGACTTTTTACCTACTCTTTTATTTGCCATTTTTTAATTCCCCTTTTCTTATTACAATATTACTTAAGATCTCCGAACAATACCCAGGTATTTGCTGCTCTCTTAAAGAGAGTTGCAGATGACCATTGTGTGCGTAGTGTTCGTCCTGGTGTTGCATTAATTGTTACTGCTACTGATACTGGATCAACCTTAACTTCTCCTGTACCTGTTTGAAGGATATCAATTGATGTTCCAATTGGGAAGTTTAGTGTTGCATCTGTTGGAACTGTAATTATTCCTGCAGCAGAAACTTCAATTAGAGAATCTCTGTGAGTAAGTGTTGATAATGTATAGTTTGCTGACTTTTGAACAATAGGAGTCCGTGAAGGAGTTCCTTCCTTTGTCTGTGTTCCGTCTGTAAATGCTACACCAGATGCTGCAACTGTTACAAGACCTGTAAATGTTGGGGCATTGATTGGTGCTTTTGCTGCAAGGTTTGTTGTGACTGTTGATGCAAAGTTTGCGTCATCACCAAGTGCTGCTGCAAGTTCATCAAGTGTATTAAGTGCTGCTGGGGCTCCTGATAGTAGCGCATTTACTTGTGATGTTGCATCTGCGATTGCTTCTGACTTAGCAGTTGCAATTGCTGTAGCCTGTGCTGTTGAAACTGGCTTTGATGCATCTGAAGTATTGTCAACATTTGCAAGTCCTACTGAAGACTTTGTAAGTGCTGCTACTGCAGTTGAAATCTTTGTGTCTGCATTTGTTCCTGCTGTTACAACTGCTGCATTTGCTAGGACTTCTGCTGCTGCTGCTGCTGCTGTAATAGCATCTGCTTCTGCTTGGTCTGCATAAGTTTTTGTTGCAATTGTTGCATCAATATCAAATCGGTTATCAACTGAGTTCCAGTCTATACCAGTTCCTGCAAGAGTTGATTGATCAACTGCTGCTCCTTCTAGTGCAGTCTCAAGATCTGCTGTTGTCACAAGAAGACTTGTATCTGCAATTCCGTGTACGCTTGTTGTTGCATCAGAGTGCAGTCCAAGTGCTGTAGAAGCCGCTGTTCCTGCTGCTGCAACATCTGCTGCTGTAGCAAGTTCTGCAGTGTCTGCAATTCCATGTACGTTTGTTGTAAGATCATTGTGTGCTTCAATTGAGTCTGTCAAAGCCTGTGCAAGACCAGCATCTGTTACAAGAAGAGAAGTGTCTGCAATTCCGTGTACATTTTCTGTAGAACTGTTGTGATCACTTAGATTTATTAGTGATGCTTTTAGTGCAAGAGTGTTTGTTATTTCTGAAGCAAAGTTTTCATTATCTGCAAGTGCTGCTGCTAACTCATTTAGTGTGTTAAGCATTTCTGGAGCACCATCTACTAAGCCATTTATTTTTTCTTGAACAAATGCTGTTGTAGCAATCTGAGTTGTATTTGTAGTTCCAGTTGCTGTTGGTGCTGTTGGTACACCAGTAAGTGCTGGGGAGGCTAAAGGAGCCTTAAGGTCTAATTCTGTTTGTGTTGCTGTTGAAACTGGCTTAAGAGCATCTGTTGTGTTATCAACATTTCCAAGACCAACCATTGACTTTGTGACTCCGCTAACAGTTCCTGTAAATGTAGGATTGTTAATTGGAGCCTTTAGCCCAATATTTGTGTTTAGTGTTGCTAAAAATTGTGGGTCATCCCCCATTGCTAAGGCTAACTCATCAAGTGTATTTAGAAGTGCTGGGGCTCCATCAATGATCGCTGCTAGTTCTGCTGCGTTAGCAAAATATGTTAGAGCAGACCATGCTGATGATCCGTTACCCATCTTAAACTTACTTGTATCAGTTTCAAAACCAATTTCACCTGCTGCTAGAATTGGGTTTGCAGCCGTCCATTGTGCTGCAGTACCTCTGCGCTGTTGCATTCTTGTTGCCATATTTTTATTTCTCCTTATGGGGGCTGCCCATTAACTTATCTTATTATAACCCCTGTTTTAATTGAAGTTATCTACTACACTACCGCCATCGAATACAACTGTCCACTCTGTTGTAGAGGGGCCACCTGCATCCAAACCTACACCCAATGGGCTGTTGAATGATCCACCTTCATAGAACTGAGATACTATGAAACCAGTTCCATCAATTGCGGTATCGTGAATATGCTGTGGAAGATTATTTGTATCATCGATAGTTGCTTGGGTATACCAAGTTCCATCGTAATAGAAATTAACTCTGTTTGTTAGAGTGTCTAACCACATTGTTCCATTAGTTGGTGAAGAAGGAGCAGTTGAGCCTACGGCCATTGAACGACTATCGACATACTCCTTAGTTGCTGCATGTGCATTAAGAGTTGGTGCTCCTACTGTTACTGCATCTCCGAATGTACCGCCGTTTGCAACGACTAACCCATTCTTGACTTTAAAGTCTTTATCGACTGTTGTCATTTACTACTCCTTCTTCCAACTATTTTTATTTTTTATTATGCAAGCAATGTTCCGACAACAGTAACTGTTGAGTTATTGTTTGTGGTTGTTACTAGAAGTTGTACATTTGCTCCGTCAACATTTGCTGTAACTGACATCGCTGGTCCATTTGTTCCAACAATTCCATATTCTGTCATTGCAATGTTGTCTGAAGAATCAAGTGTCAAAAGTACCTTTGAGATTTCAGTTTCTGTGCCGTATGCAACCTTTACAAGGAACTCTGCTGAACGATAATCTGCTTTAGCAAATGCGTGTCCTACATGAGCACCTGCAGATGCTGCTGACATGGTTGAAGCAACCTGCTTAGCAACTGAGTTTACCTCAACTGCTGTGAAGTTTGGAACTACTGCTTCAAGAGCATCTACTGCTCTTTCATCTGTGAAGTAAAGGTTTGTACCTTCTGCAAGATCAGTAGTTG